GACGATATAGATGATAACAAGCATCTTCAACTTCTATTGATAGAGAAAAATTATTAAAAAGAAGAAAATCTGAAATTGAAATAATGGCAAAACTAAGAGGATTGAAAGGGATATCTAAACTAAAGAAAAATGAACTGATTGATATTTTGTTAAAATAAAATTAAATAATGAGATTTATTAGATAAGAATATTCGCATTATATTATATCACTCTTTCAATTTTTATTAAATTGTCTTAATAAAAATTGATTAACCTTATTCAATCCCGTTGTGTCGTTGTTATTATTTTTCAGGATACATCACACTTTATAATTTTATCTTTATTGCTTTTCCATTCTCTCTTTTTCTCTCTAAACATATCCTCCATCTTTCTTCTATATTCATATTGTTCATCAGTTTCTTCGTCATTATTATAATCTGGAAAGAATTTATTTAAAAAGTCGTTTATTGTTTCTCCCGTTTCTATAATTTTCATAATTATTTCTATCTTTAACATCTATTAACTATTGTGGTAATAAAATTTCTGAAATGTTTTTATTTATTCTTCATCCAGATAACGAAAATTATATATTGGAAGAAATTTTCAGTATGGATAAATATATTGATAATATTTTTGAATGCTGTGATGGAAATAGTTCGGCAGGTTTTTATTTTACTAGTAATGCAGGAAGCAGAGACGTTTATGCACAATCTTATAAAGGTTATTCTGACAGAAGACTTAAAGATAAAATTGTAAATATAGAGTCAGATAAATGTCTTGAATATATTGATAAACTTAAAATATATAACTTTGATTTTATTGATAATAATCATGGTCAAAATAATTCAATTGGATTTATGGCTGATGATGTAAAAGAAATTATGTCAACATTAGTCAACGAAAATAAAGGTTATTTACCAAATATATATGAAGGTGTTGAAGATGTTGATAGTTTAGGAGATAAAATATATGGAATTAAATTAAATAAAGTAAATAATGATATTAAAGTAAATGATAAGATTAAAATTATTGATAAAACAAATTCTAATCAGTATTTTGGAAAAATAACAGAAATAATAGAATCTTATATTAAAGTCCGAATTGATGAAAATATAAATAATTCTAATTCTCTATTTATATATGGATCAGAAGTAGATGATGTTAAGACTGTGAATTATAATTCTATATTTTCAATGTCTATTGGATCGATTAAAGAATTAAATAAAGAAAATCAAAAGTTAAAACAAGAAATACATGTATTAAAAGATAGATTAGAAAATATTGAAAATTTGTTAAGAAAATGAAGATAAACTAAATTATTATTTATGATTTTTCATAAATAATACCCATATTGCATACTGTTTTTTATAGATTAGATTTCCATTCTCTCTTTTTTTCTCTAAATAAATCCTCCATATTTCTTCTATATTGATATTGTTCATCTGTTTCATCATCATTATTATAATCTGGAAAGAATTTATTAAGAAAGTCATTTATTGTTCCTCCTGTTTCTATAATGTTCATAATTATTTCTTCTTCGCTCAATTTCTTTGTAATAGATACATCTTTATTTTTATTTTTTTCTAAAAATCTTCTCTTGCACTCTTTTACCATATGTTGTTTATATTTCTCTGTATATTTATCTTTTTGTCCAGTTTTTTCTATAATATTATTTAATGCCTGATAAAATACATGATAATCTGTTTGGTCATTTAAGGGGACTTTATTATCCTTAAAATATTGAAAAACTTCCTTATATAAAAAATTATTCCTATCTTTAACAGCTATTAAATATTGTGGTAATAAAATTTCTAAATCCTTATCAACAATTTCTTCTTTCTTTTCGTTAAGATATTTAAATATATTTCTCGAGGGATCTGTACATGTAACATGATTTTCTAAAGAAGAAGTTAAATGTTTTGTTATACCACTTATATTATATGCATTATCTAAACTAAATGTGTTGGCACATTTTCTTAACACTTGATTTGTTAAAGGCATATTTATTATAAACTTATTTATGTTATTATTATTTGTTGTGGTAGATCTTTCTGCAAGTTTCATTGTAACTCCTGTAGATATAGAATGTATCTTATCATTCTGTTCTCTTAATATAGTATTATAACTCTTTTGTTCTACTAACTCTATATTAAGATTAAAAATAGATTTACGACATTCTTTTAACTCTTCTGTTAAATTGCTTATCTTTAACTCATTTTTTTCAATTAAGTCTCGTTCATTTTTAATAAGTTTTTTGTATTCATTTTCAAGTTCTCCATTTTTAATATAAAGTTTTTTGTATTCATTTTCAAGTTCTCCATTTTTAATATAAAGTTTTTTGTATTCATTTTCAAGCATATTATTTATATTTTGTAGTTCCTTATATTTATTAAGGTCATCATTTATACTATTTTTATTAAATATCATAAAAAATTATTAAATATTCACCATTATTATAATCTATATTATTTTTATGGTATTTTAGTTTATTGTAAGACTGTTTTACTCTATTATAATCTGTTGCACAGAAAAAAATACAACAGTACAAATAAAAATGCAACGTATTGCATTTTTATTGTAAAACAGTTTTTTATTTTATCAATAAAAATTATACAAATTTTAAACGAAAATATCGAGTAAAACTAATCATTTCTTATCGTGATTTTATTTATTATAAAATTTAGAACTTTTATTTTTTTTTATTTTTTTTTCAACACACAAAAATTTTTGTGTGTTGATTTTAAATTTTTATTATAAAATAGAACTATTTTATAATATTTATAATTCTTAAATAAAAGTTTAAATAAACTCAAAATCTTGTTCCTTGTAAGGAAGATTAATAATTTTATTAATGAATGTTTGTATATCTTGTCTGTTTCCATATTCATCAACTATATTTTCATCTAAAGATAATGACTGTAACATAGACAATTGTTGACTTTTCGATTTATAAAAAATAAATGTCATTCCACTCTGTGAAAGATATGAGATCTTTCCAACATGTGGATAGTTAAAATATTCTTCTCCTTCGCCTTGATCAAGAAAAAAATTAGTTCCCATTATAACAATTAAGCTTATTAATTGTTATATAATATTATAAATATAATTCATTTTTATAGAATATATTTGATGGTATATAAGATATAAAAAGATATAAAAAGAAAGAGATATAACTTTATATTACTTGATTTCTTTATATTTTTAGTCATATATGTTCCTTCTAACTGATAACCACATTTATTTTTATAATACTCTCGTGTTCCTACACCAGCAATTACAGCTGATTTATTTAATCCATTATTAGATATAATCTGTTCAGCAGTTTCTACTAATAACTTTCCATATCCTTTATGTTGAGATGAAGCATCTTTCTTATCTCCACTAAACGCAATACACAAAGAAGAACCATATACATGTACTTCTCTAATCAATCCACAATTTTTAAGTTCATTAATATAACCTCCCCCCGGATTAGGATCAATTCTTACTCTACAAAATCCAATAATAGATTTACGAGTACCATTTCCACTCCAGTAGGTAAAATATCCAAAAGGTTTTAATAGGTAATATTTAATCAAATATAAAAAGTATGATAGTCCAATATACTCAAAATCTTCAATAGAGATAAAATATTCTTTTCCATAAGATGCATCGTATTCTCTAACAACAAGAGTTGGATTTATTGGAATATTATCATCAATTTCAAAACATCTAATACAGTTACATTTTTTACCTTCTTTTTTCATTTCATCTTGAATAATTTGTCTAAGATTACTTAGTTTATCATATCCAGCTTCAATTGATTTTTTTGGAATATCACGAACAAGCCTCTGAATTCTAACCCATGGTTGTATATTATTTTTATAGTATTTTAATACATCAATTAAGTCTCTTAATTTTTTTTCAGCATAGGGTACATAAGATCCTTCATTATACCAATCAGAGATATCCGATTTAACTTTATATTTTGAATTATCATGTGACATGCAAACAGCTGTTGGATATATTTTAACGTCATCAAATTGTAAGAGTTGATTATTAATAGCTTGATCAAACATCCATATATCTTTTTCTACAGATGATCCTGGAAGATCGGGCATAAGATGACAGACAACTTTAAATGCTGCTCCTTTTAATACACTAATAGCTTTTACTGTATCTGATGTATAACATTCTCTTTTAATGATATCAAGAATATTATCATCATAGTGTTGTACACCAATTTGGACTCGAGTAACTCCCCATCTTCTATAGTCTTTAATAGATTGTTTTGTGATAAAGTCAGGACGTGTTTCAATAGTAAGACCGATTACTCTAAATTGAGATTTTTCATTTATGAATATTTCTTCTTCTAAAGATAATATATCACGTTGATTTGAATAAGTATTACAGGCCCAGTAAATTTCATTCATAACAGTATTTCTATAATCATATGGATAACTTTCCCATGTTCCTCCTGATAAGATTATTTCCATTTTATATGAATAACATTCTTCAAGTGATTGAATATTTCCTTGTTGTATATAACATTTAATTCTATTATATATTTGTCCTTTTACCTCAAAATTATATTCTAATGCTCTAAGCATAGCTGGTTCTGATGATAAATAAGATTTAGGTTGAGTAGGATTTCCTTCAAGATCAGTCTCTGTTGGACAATAAGAACATTTTTTAGGACACGAAAAGACAGAAGGTTTTAAAACAATAGTTGATACCAATACACCAGATCTTGATCTCATAGACTTTTTTATAAAATACTTGTATAACAAAGGATTAATATCTTTAATGTCTTTAATATCCTTATTGTTGATAAAATACTTTTCAAAAACATATCTAAGACTACTCTTCAATACAATCTTACCATGTTTTTTATGAATAGTCTTTGATATTTTTTCTATCATTTCAGTTGTTTTTATACATTTTGTTTGTTCAATAAGAGAAGATACTATACTCTTAATTTTATTCTCTTCAGATAGCTTTGGATCACAGCACAAATCTTCAATATCCATTTTATTTTATTTTTTAAAATGGATAAATCTAAAATTCATTTTTATATAACTCTGTTTTTACTTATGATTTATAAGCTCTTTTTTTAAATCTTTCTTGATACCCTCCTTGGTTTAACAGATGATATGAGAGGAGAATCTTCAGTTATATTCTTTGAAACCTTTCTTGATACCCTCTTTTGTTTAACAGATGATATGAGAGGAGAATCTTCAGTTATCTTTCTTGAAACCTTTCTTGATACCCTCGTTGGTTTAACAGATGATATGAGAGGAGAATCTTCAACTATCTTCTTTGAAACCTTTC